CATAACGAATCCTCTTACCTGTACATTTTAGCAACCATTCATCTAATAAATCACGACTTGATAATCTATTTTGCAAATGATGTAAAACGGTTTGTTCTCCTAAGTAAACACCAATATGGTTTAATCCGCTACTACTAATTGACATTAATAATAAATCTCCTTTTTCTAAATCTTCTTCCTGTGTTAACTCTCTAAATCCTGTTTTTGCAAAACAATTTGCAAACATTGGATTTTTTATAAAATTTTCTGGATCATTCGGTCTGATCCAATCTATTAACTCTATACCTAATTCTTCTTTATACCAATCTCTACATAAGCTCCAACAATCAGTCACACCCCAAACCCATTGCCTACCAATCAAAGGAGCTTTATAACCACAAGGCTCGCAATAACCCCATTCTTTTAAATTAGGTTGGATTATCCACCACTTAATGCCAGATTTTTCACAAGCAACTTTATCTGCTTCACTAGGTTGTGGACTTGTAACAGGATGACTATGAACAACAGCAGTTATTTCTCCTTTATCTTCAGCATTTGCCCAATCATTAGGATCTAAAATAAATTGATCTTCAGGATCTACAGCTAAATTATTGCAAGGAATATAATTTTCTTTACCTTTAATGACAACTAAAAGACCACAAGATTCTCTTGGGTCTTCTTTTATTGCGTGTTCTAGTGCTTTATCTTTCCACATTATGAGAAAAACGATCCAACGCCAGGGAAATCTTCTGGTAAGACTTGACGTTTTGGTAGACGTACACCATCAAGATCAAAATTAGCACTTAGTTCAAATTCAACAACCTGTCTATTTTCAATAGTTTTTCTGTCAATATAATAAATTTCTTTAGGAAAAAGAGCACTTGCATCTGGTGTGCCATGTGGATTTTCAATTTCTTCTAATTTTATTACCGAATCATCTTCTTGTAACATCACATTATCTATTCCATCTTCTAGTAAGAAATGCCCTGGATCAAAATTTGTATTATCAATATATCTTTCAAGTGTTCTAAGTCTTGTTACTTTTGCACCTTCTAACCCTTGAGGCAATGTCAACATTAAAGTAGTAAATGTTCCCAAAATATTAGATATTTGTAATTTAGGTCTTGGAAGTTGTTTTGATGTAAATTCAAATCCAAACGCATCTATAGGCATCTTTATATATTGAATACTATCAAAAACAATATCTAAATTTTCATTTTCGCTTACACCATTATGCCAGTAGTATTTTGTATTTGAACCATGAATAGCAGTAATTAATTCTAATTGAAAAAGTTCAATTATATTACTCGGATTAGATTTTTGTAATTCCGATACTGGTATAGCCATTATTCAAATACTTGTTGGAACGTCATGTTTAGACTAGCCCTATTTAGAAAAGGTATTCTTTTTGTCCATTGAAGGCATATCCATTTATAAGCAACAATACTACCAGGAGGTTGCCAATCAAAAGAAGCACCATCATCTGCTCTAGCTTCAAGGAAAGTTTCTATCGTGTCAGAATCGCTTTCACTAACATCAAAAGTTAAAGCCCAAACGTAAGGTTTTGTATTTAAGCCAAACTTTATTCTATGCTGGTAGCCATCATTAAATTGTGTGGTTCGTATTTGTGAAGATGTTGTTTTTTGAGAATTATACGAAGGATTTATAGAAGGGAAAGTAGCCATTATGTTAATAAACCGCCAGGTCTTTTCTGTTTAATTAATTCTGATTGTATAGCAACTGAAATTAATTGACCAAGTTCTCTGCCCTGTTGTTCATCACCTTCAACAGAAGAACCAGAAGCATCTACGTTTACTACTATATTTGTTGAACCACCAAGAGCATGATTGGGTGTAACTGTACCTGTAACTCCTGGAGTAAACATCTCAGGACCACGTTCTCCAACTATATAAGAACTACCTGATTTAGCTATCCCACCATTAGCTAAGAATGGGTTAGGACCACCTAAAAATTGACTTGGATCAGCAATGCCAAGAGGTGTATCTGGTACAAAGAAAGAACTACCCCCACCGCCACCAAATAAACCTCCAAGTCCACCAAATATTGAACCAAGTAAACCACCGCCACCTAAAGAGCCTTGCATATTTCCAAACATAGCCATATTGAAGGCAGCATCTATTAGTTTGTTCAATACGTTGTTAAGCATATCGTTAAGTGTTGACGTTCCACGGATCATGCCTTTTATTCCATCTGATATATCAGTTGCTATTGTTTGAGACATTCTTTCAAATGCTGCTGCTGTTTCATCAGCTAATTCTCTTTCCTTTTGTAGAAGTTGCAGTTTTTTAAGTTTATTTTTTATTTCAGCTTCGTCTTTTATTTCGCCATCTTTTTTGAGGTCTGCTATTTTTTGTTCTATTTCAAACTCTTCTGCGTTTAATTCAAAACTACGTTCCAATAAAGCTATTTCATCATCTATATTTTTAACTCTCGCTTCCTGTATCTTTTTAATCATGGCTTCAGCTTCAGTTTCGGCATCCTTGAGATTAACTTTTTGTTGTAAAGCTATGATCTCATCATTTATTAATTTTCTGGCTTCTTCTATGTCTTGTATATTTACTGCTCCAAATAATCCTTTACCTTTATCTCTACCTACAGTTTCTAATGTTAAATCTCCCCTTGCTTTAGGATCTAAAGCGTTTTCGCCAAAAGGATTTATAATCTGCTCTCGTTTTCTTATTAGTTCCTTCATTTTTCTTCCTTCTTTTGTGTCTAATGTCTGTCCAGACGCATCTGCTTGTCCTAATAAAGCTGTTCTTTCTGCTGTTGTAGCGATAAATTTACCAATGCCTGAATTTTGAAGGAAGTTAGCAAAAGATGTTTTCATAAGTGTCATTATTTTTGCAAAATTATTTCCTAATTCTGTAAACTCATCTCCAAATTTAGTTAGAGCATTAACTCCGTCTTGTCCTACTAGATTTACCATTTTTTGTCTGGCTGCTTCAAAAGCTGCTTCTTCATCTCCTAACTTAGACAAAGTTTGTAACTGCTTTTCAAATTCTGTACCAGTTATACCTAGAGCAGCAGATATAGCGGTTACGTCTTTTGTAGAGCTATTTAACGCTGCACCTAATTTTCCTATTTCAACTGTGAAATTTTGAACACCTGTTACTACTGCTGTTCCAATAAGACCTCCTGCAAAGCCTCCCATCTGTCCACCTAACTTGTCTCCGATTAAACCACCAGTGAAACCACCAGCAGCAGCTAATGGACCTTGACCGAATAGTAGAGGAAACGCACCACTTATTAATGCACTTGTAAGACCACCACCTCTTCCTGCTCCTGCTGGTCCAGGAAGTAACTGACCTCCTCTATAATTAAGTTTAGAACTTGGTCCTACGGGGTTGCGTAATGCTTGGTTTAATCTTCTAGCTTCTGCTGTAGCAGCCTGTTCTGTTGCTTTGATACCTTGTATTGTTTGTTTATTTCGTAATACTTCCGATCCAACGAGTTTTTTATTATTTTCTATACCTCGTTTTCTAGCGTTGTTTATCCTTTCCTCGAATTGAGCAGCTTTTTTAGCTGATGTTGCGGTAAATCCTTCTCCTTTAAAAGAACCAGCATCAGTTAATCTTGCAGGTATAAGTCTGCTTATTCCTCTGGCCTCTGCGTTTAGCATGGAAGCACTAGGTAAACCTTTGGGTTGTCTAAGTGCTGTCTGTTGATCTATTACTGCTGCTGATCTACCCCCTAAAGTTCCTGCCCTACCAGACATTCTGATAAGGTTCATTCCAGCAGACTGTAAATTTACCTGTTTTGCCTTTTCTGCTGTTACTTTCTTTTCAAAAGCTAGTTCTTTCTTAGTTTCAAGTACACCTTGTTTTGCAAGTAAATTACCCTGTTTAGCTAAATCAAACTCTCCTTTAGATGCTTTAAGAGAAGCCTGTTCTAAGTTCTTTTCTAACTCAGTTATATCTAGTATTTTTGATTTTATTTTCTTTACTTGAGTCTCTATACCTAAAGACTCATTCTTTAACCTTATCTTTTGTAATTCCTGTTTTACTTCCTTATCGCCAGCATCTAATGTCTTTTTTGCTTGACCTTGTTTTACTTTTCCGACTTTATCTACCTTTACACCTAAATCCTTTAGCTGCTTGTCTAACTTCTTGGTATCTAGTTCTATATTTACTTTGTAATTAGCAGCCACGACTATTTATACTAAATAATTCTATATTAGCGTACCTTACGAGTCTGGGCTTGTTTTCTTGCTTTTTCGTATGCTTGTT